TTAATAACCATTCATTTATAGATTTATCCACCTGAAATCCTCCTTGCATAATTTGCTGTTTGATTTAATATACTCTGTTTTTTATCTGCTTTCATTCTTTCGAATGGATGTGCTCCTCTTAATCGCTCACTATGATACTTTAAATTTTTACTTGTAACTACTTTTCTTTCTCCCTTTCTTGCCCAAGGACTACGACTTTTCACACCAACCATAACTTTGCCTTCAGCTTGAAAACGAGCATAAGGAACATTAATAATAACTTTTCCACTACCATAATTAGATGCAATAGGAATAGATTTCTCTTGAGTTCCACTTTTTCTTGAAACATATTTTTTTAAATTCTCAGCAACAGTCTTATCAAGAAAAGCTTGAACTCTTCCTTTATCTTCTAACCCCAAACTTCTATATACTGTTTGAAGAGACTTTGTTTTAATCACAAAAGCCATTACACACACCCCAACTTTATATGATTTAAATCTTTTACATCTTCATCGTCAAAAATATTATCCTTACCATATCTATCACTTAACTGTGTAATTGGAGTATTTCCATCTATTACATCTGTAACTTCCATATTTACAATCACATCATCTTTTCTAACAAACCATGTTACATTATATCCCTCAACATCAAAAATCCTTATAAGAGCATTATCAGATGAAGTAGAGCCATTTTTATTATGATTTACTACAGATGTATTTCTATAACTACTTTCTTTTACATACCTATCCCAATGTTTATCATTTTTATGATAAATTGTTACAATTTTCGTTGGAAAATCAGACATAAAAACCTCCTACAAATATTTCGTGAGCTCATCTGGTAAACTTTTTAAAATATCATTCTTACAAGCAATATATTCATCTGTAGAAAGCATTTTAAAACTTTTACTCACTCCATCAATCGAAATAGAATTAAATTTAACATTCCCACTTTCTTCTTTCTTAGCCATTAAATCAGTCAAAGCACAAGCAGTATAACTTAAACTATCTTGTGCTCCTTCTGACAAATTACTTACCCTTTCTTTAGTAAGTCTTAAATTAATATTATTATCAATTTCTCTACTTGCTTTAACAACTAGTGAATTAAAAGAGTCTTCAGGTAATGTACCAAAATATTTTTCTAAATAATATTCATAGTTTGCATATACCATTTTATCAACTCCTATTCTGCTTTAGATTTTTTACCTTCAGCTTTCTTGTTATTATTTTCTACTTTACTTCTTTTACTTTCTTTTTCAAGTTTTGCTAGTTTAGCCTTAAGCTCTTCATTCTCTTTTTGTAAATTCTTTTCCTTAAAAGAATAGCCTATACCTATTTTTTTAGACATTTTACTACCTCCTATTCTTTATTAGACAAATAAATACCAGCAACCTTATTGTTATAATATTCATTTAATCCATATAATCTATATAACCATTTGTAGTTATCTCCATCTTGGTCTTGATCAGGTGTAAATAATTTCATTTTATTATGTTTTGTATATTGTAGTAAAGCAGGTTTATGAATAATCATAAAATTAATATCTTTAGAACCTTCTATCTTCTCATAATATGTAGCAATACTTCCAACCACAGGAGAAGTTACAGCTGTATAAGTATCTCCACTTTTTGTATAATATGTCTTAGCACTATCAATAGCAGTATCTGTTGTTATTTTGTATTCCTCTATTAGTTTCTTAAATCCACCTTTTCTTTCCCCTTCACTATCTTTACCACTTAATAATTCAATTATAGTTTTAAATCTTGATTGTGGTACTACTTTAATGCTTGCAAATTTTGATAATAAGTCTTTTGATTTATAAGTGTCCATATCTCTAATCATTCCATATAATGTTGATGTTATTCTTAGGTGTCTGTCTTCTTCTGGTACTTCATCATTTGTCATATTATCCCATGCTTTAGCAATAGCCTTATAAACAGATTCAGCATTAGTATAACTTTCCTCTATTTTAGAAATACCAGGAATAGACGAATATGTAGCATATCTTACAGCATCAACCTCTGGGATTACTTTCGTTCTTAAAAACTCTGCTGATAAATTCCCTAAAATAACCCCTCCTGTTTCTTCATTATCAATAGTATCTGTCTTTAATTTTCTTCCTCTTTCATAATTAAATTTCTTAGTTTCATTAGTTAAAGATACATCTCCATCAATATATCCACTATTTCTGTCAAAATCTCCTAATCCATCCATTTCTAATACTGGTACTATTATTTCATTTGCGTTTTTTCCTGCTTGTACTAAAGCTCCATTAATATCAAAATCACTTGTTGTTGATTCTGCTTTGTATATTTTGTCTAATAATTCTGGTGCATTGTTTTTAAATAATTCAATTGAGTTCATTTTTCATCTTTCCTTTCATATTTTTATTTTCTTTCAATATAGTTGTAAAATAATTAAATTTTAAATGTAGTTTACCTACACCAAATGCTAATTATTTTCAACCTTAATTCCCATAGCTTCTTCTAGTTGTTTTAAACTGTTATTTTCTGATGGTCTTATATGTTCACCACCTAAATTGATTTCTGCATTTTTGCTTTCTTCTTCGTCAAATAAAAAAGAATATTTTTCTTTGACATCTTTTATTTGTTCTTCAATGCCACTTACTACATATTCTCCTTTTTCGTCTTTTTCGTATTTAATTTTTTCTTTGTCTAGTTTGCTATAAACTAAATCAAAGTCTTTTGCTCCTTTTATGGAACTTTTTAAAGCGTTTGTTTTTTTGAAGTCTTCTACTTCTCTAACTCCTTCTGTAAAACCTTCTTCTTTAGCTATTCTTTTGATTTCTTCTATATCGACAGAATCTGCTGCTTTTATTTTTGCGTTTAATTCTTCGATTAATCCTTCTTTTACTTTTAAATCATTTTGAATTGTTAAAGTTTTGGTTTTTTCTGAATTAACATCATTGCCATTTTCAGCCATAATGCTGTCAATGATACTTTTCTTTACATTGTCTTCTGCCTCTATGTCTTTTAATAGCCCTTCTAAAAAACTTCTTTTCATAATATTTCTCCTCCTACGATTTTTTACGGGTTTTTCTTCCCTTGAATTTGATATATTTTGCTATTTTTAACGTCGTATGCCCAACACTTCAATTTCTTTTATGCCTGATTGAGAAAAGGCAATAAAAAAAAGCCTGTTAGCTTCATATATTTTGAAAATTTAATTACTTATTTAAAATTATTTTGTACATATGGTATTACTGTTTCAATCCAATAATTAGTATATATCTCTCCAGAAGATAAGCCATATCCAACATCTAATTCTTTTATATAATATAATTGGTCTTTTATTAGTTCTTTTCCTGTTAATTCTTTAAATACATTTGAAAAATCATCAATAAAAGTAACACTATTGTATATATATTGTTTTTTATTATAATATTCTTTAAATTTTTGCCATAAGATATTATCTCCCCTTGCTCTTTTACTTTCTAGAATTGGTTCATTAAAAAAATTTTTCAAATCATATTTCATTTCCAATTACCTCCATAACAATTCTTAATGTATTGTCTGTATCTTTAAATACCTTTCTTATTTTGAATCTTGTTTCCCTCTGTAATAAAAATTCATATTCAATATCTTTAAAGTAAGTACTTAATTCATTTATATATAGTCCTTTCGTTCCTTTTGGCACATAAATATCATACACAACTTCTCTTGACTCGTTCCTAAAATCTTTAATTGAAGTGCTTACAAATGCTTTATCTATATATTCTTTTTCTTTTAACATCTTATTTAATTCTTCTATACTACTTTCTTTCAATTGATATTCTTTTATTCCTGTAAATTTACTTAATCCTTCAAATTCAACATGTCTATGTAATATCATATCTTCAATAGTTTTACATTTATTTAAACTCTCAGTTATATTATCAATTTCTTTTCCTACTTTTTCAGTTGCACCTGTATCTGTTCTTAAACGAGTATTAATTGGCGAATATTCTACTGTAGTGTATTTTGAAATACTGTGTCGTTGCTCTGGTGTTAATGAATCCAATTCTTTTTTGTATAACTTAGTTAAATTGTCTGATTCCTTTGTTGTATACACTTTAGCTTTATTGTATTTTATATCGAAATCACTATCAAAATAATTCCCAAACGCCTTATAATTTTTCTGTAGTTGTATCAACTTAGACTTTTGCAAAATAGAACTTTGATTAGACTTTTCTAATGTCTGTACAACTCGTTTCTGCTTTCTTATAGAATTTTCTAGTTGCCTTTGTTTCTGCATTGCCTCATAATATGGAACTTTTTTACCATTTAAAGTTACAGTAGCATTTCTAAAACTCTTTAGCTCTCCCTCTGTATAAAACGGCTCTGAAACACCCAATATAATACCGAAATATGTATGTTTACAATTGTAATCACTCCATAAATCAACTACATCAGACCATAACCCCACTTTGTATTTTTCAGCATCTCTAGGATTAATTGCAAACTGTTTTCCCTGTTCTTCTGCATGGCTTGGTCTAGCCCCAACATGTGCTGTAACTTCATAACCATCACAGCCTAAATAATCTTCAATATCTCTATTTATATTATTTGCTGTTTCATGTATTCCATTAAGTACATTTCTTCTAACTACAACATCTAATTGCAGATTTCTCCCTAATTTATCTTTTAAAGTTATTCCTTTTTCTGCTAATTCTTGCACTGCTTGTTTTATAGCTGTATTGTAGTCAAATGCACCACTTATTGTTTTCATATAAGCATTATCTATAGTATCAACATAAGCCTGTTTACTTTGAAAAGCTATTGTATTAGTTAAATTTTTTAGTAGCCTATTAGTTTTATTTAAACCTTGATTTAAAATGTCATATTGATAATCACTTAATTTAAAAGGCTTATTACGATATTGATATAATTCTTCATACCCTTTTATATCCTCTTTTGCCATATCTTCAAATATTTCTTTTAAAGCCTTTTTGGTTTCTGTTGTCAAGTTTGCTGTCTTTTCTAATGCTTCTTTAAATATTTCTTCTCCATTTGTTTGTTTAAGTATCTCTAATTGCTTTTTTGTAGTAGCGGTTATATCTTGCATTTGAGAAACTCTTTTTATTATATCTGCTGTTATATCTATATTTAATTTATTATAAATTTCTACTACATCATTAAATTCAATTAAATTCAAATATTCAGGTGTCAACATATTCTGGCACCTCTATTCTTCTACATCTTCAATTTCTTCATCTTTTACTCTAGCTTTCGCTGTTTCTTCATCTTCTCCAAAAAACTTAACTCTATATTCCCAAGGCTGCCTAATACCTTGTGCTATATCTTGTCTAAATTCTTGTTTAGCTGTTTCAGTATCTACCATAAAACCATCTTTATCAGTAATTGTAACTATGCAATCTTCTGTAACCGCTTCTTTAAACAATATCCTTCCATATAGCAAAATTGCTTTACTAATACCACTTACAAAATCATCAACATTTTTACGGTGTTTATTAGCATTAACAATTAAATCTTGCCTATCACCCACATACTGAGTTGCAGTAACAACAGAACTACCATTAAATTCATAATACTTAGTTCCTAAACCACACTTAAAACTAAGCATATTTAAAGCAAATTGTATTCCCTCTTTATCTTCTGTAACTCTTAATTCTGGATTATATTCAGTAATAGCAGGGTCATCTTTTAAATTCGACATTTCATCACCATACGTTTTCCATTGCTGTTTTGTAATATCATCTGGATATTCTTCAACTTGTTTCTCTACTATATCCCCTTTACTATCCCTAATTTGAACTGTTTTTGTATTAACAATCTTTTTATTATAAAAAACCTTTTTACCACCTAAATAAAAATCCATTACAAAATTGTTATATGTAATATCACATGCCTTTAATTGGTCAATTGCAGTTCCATATATACTAAACCCTAAACCATTAACATTGTTATAACTTGTATCTAATGGGTTTGCTATTGCTGGCTTTAATATACAAAAAGAAGGTATGTTTGAATTAATAGTATAATTCTCTGCAATACCTTCTTTTAAAATTCTGTTACCTTTTTCATCTAAATATATATTTGATATCGTATAAACTTCTTTTTGTAATTTTTCTTTATATTCTAGTTTATGAATTTCAATATAATATTCTTTTTTATTATTAATATTGTTTTCACTTACTATTGCTATATCTATTATTTGCCCATGCTCAACTCTAAGAGGAATTATTTGATTGGCTCCTATATAAATAATATCTAATTTTGTTCTATCATCTGCTATTAAGTCTCCTTTTTTATCTACTTTAGCATGCTTTACTCTTAGCACTGCTCCTGTAGTTCCTAACCCAAAAGCCTTTTCTATTGCAATTGGTAAATCTCTATATAGCTTTAATATTTTTAATTGTTTATTTAGATAATTATTATTATTTTCTGTTTGTTTTTTTGTATTAGCCTCTGTTACAATCTCATCTCTTTCACTAAATAAGATACTTGACCAATCTTCTGAAACTCTTTTTGCCATACCTAAATTAAATAATCTTCGCTCTTTTCCTGTTTGGTCATGGTATTTATGGAAGTCAACCTCATTTCTCCACCAGTTTTCCCATGTTTTTATATATTCATAGTAATCAGTTGATACTGTTTCATATCCTTGCTCTTTTAAATATTTTAAAACTATATTATTCATTTTTAATTTCATTCCCTCCTAAGGTACAAATCTGGTTGGAAAAAAATTATAATTATTTTTCAACCTTATGCTACCTTTCCTAAACAATAAGATATCTGTTCAAACCAAAATTCAAAAGAATAGTTAAAACTATCTAAACTATCTATATCAGAAGTTTCTCCATCATCTATCCATCTATCATCTTTTGCTTTATCATCATATAAAGCTGTTTGCATTGCCTCTATAATTGTTTTGGTTTGACCTTCAATAAAACTTAATTTGTCTAAATTTAATAATCTATTCCATAATTCAATCCTATCTTTTATAGGTATTTTTAAACTATCTTGAACTATTAGATTTATTCCATTTGCTTGTATTTCTCCATTTAAAGAATTATTTAACACTTGTTCAGCACTATCTGCAAAAATAAAAGATACAGTTCCGAATTTATCCTGTATCTCTTTTATAAAATTTATTATCCATCTAAATACTTGTTTTGTATTTGTTCCTGTTGCTTTCATATTATCTGATTTTAAGCATTGTACACTTTTAAAATTCCTACTTATTTTTGTTGCTGTTATACTATGCTTTGATTTATTTCCTCCCCAGTCTATTCCTATGCTTATTATAGAATTTAACTGTATTTCTTTTGTTACATATTTTTTATAATCATTTGCTATTTGCTGGAATATTAATCCTTCTGCATTACACCATTGTCCTAATATATATCTGTTATAATATACTGTTCCTTTATATTCTTTGCATAATTCTTCGACATATTTTTGAGGTAAAAATGGATTATCAAACAATGTGTAATGTTGCAGATATATATCTATATCACTTTCTATAAATTTTTTTATAAAGTGTGTTCTACTTTGTGGATTTCCGCTTGCGTCGCAACAACTATATTCAAAACTTAATCTTGATTTTAATAGTTCAAATACTTCTTCGTTTATATCTACTATTTCATCTATATACAAATATTTTATTCTAGCTCCCCTATATTTTCTTACCATTCCGACATTGTCCGCTCCTATGCAATATACTTTTTCGCCAAACATTGTTGATATATTATTGCTTCCTATGTCTGTTACTTGGTTACTTCCCCATATTTCTTGTAGTGGTTCTATTATATTCCTTTGTATAGTTCCTTTTGATACTCCTACTATAAATATAAGCCCTGATTTTCCTAGCCTTTCTATTATTCTATTTGGTATTAAATATTGAGTGTCTATATATGTTTTTCCACATTGTGTTGCTCCAATTTTTATATTCCATCTGTGGCTTGCTTCTCTTATATATTCTGCTTGCTTATGGCTTAGTTCAATTGTTTGTGTCATTATTTGCTACCTCTTTTATTTTTACAAGTATTTCTTTTGCATTCTCTAAATCTGTTTTCTTTTCTTCTTTCTTTTCTACTAATTCTTGAATGTAACTAAATGCTTGTACACTGTTACTTCCACCTCTTAATGCTGTTTGATATAACGAAACTATTAGTGCCATTTGGTTATCTATTTCTTTTTGATTTACTTTTTGATTACATACAATTCCATCTAGTATTCCATTTAATATTTGTAAAGCTAATGTTGATTCACTATACATTTTTGAACTATTTATACTTGTTACTAATTTTTCTAGTTCAATTCTTTCATATTCTGTAATTATATTATCATCCAAAATTTCTTCTAATTTATTAATTATTCTATTAAATAATGAATATTGCTTATACAGTCTATTATCTTCTAGCCAAGATTTAAGCTTCTCAACTTCCTTATAATCTATTATTCCATCATCATTTAATTCTCCTTTAGAAGAAATTATATCAGTAGCATAAATAACTCCTAAAGATATCATTAAGAATAATGTAGAACAAATACTAATTATTATTATTTTCTTTGTCTTTTCTTGCATTATATATCCTCCCATTTTTAATTTAGTTTAAATGTGTTTTAAAAGTTTCTATTCCTTCTTATTTTGTTTATAATACTGTTATTATAGCATTTTTTGTCTAAAAATTCAAGAAAATT